CACACCCATTCTGAAAATGGGTGTGCCGTGAGAGGGTGCTCGCGGAAATTCGCTTTTGACACAAGCGGCTCACGAGCGGAAAAAAATTTATACCTCTTCCTTTATATATAGGAAAGAACGCAACATTTGAGAGACCGCTGTTCTTTGAGCAGGAGAGAGTTTAGCCCAGAGATCAAGAATTTCCTTTTGATCGGGGGTTAAGTAAACAGAGTCTTCCTCCTGAAAGAACTGGGAAAGCGAGATACCAAGGCCGGAGCAGATTTTCTCAAGAGAAGCTACATTGGGTTGGAGATTCCGTCTGCGCCAGGTAGAAATGGTAGATTGTGTCAAGCCAGAATTCTCTGCGAGGGCATACTCAGACCAGCCACGGGAAAGGCGTTCCTGTTCAATGCGGCCCAGGATATCAAATGCGGGCTTCTCTCGTTCCATGGTTCAACCTCCTTAGATAAATCGTAGTGTGTACTTACGATTTTATCTTTTGAAGCCTTGACCAGTAATTATATAAGTCGTATAATCATAACAGGAAAAATCGTAGCATTTTGCGAAAATCCATTTTATATCATCAGTCGTTCTGATACTATTGCGAGGATATGCAAACTTTGAGGGAAGTTTCGAAGGAGGCACACCGGGATGGTTCAGTTCCATTTGGGCGAGAATTCCATTTCTTTTTCAGATGATTTTGACAAGTTAAATGCTCTTCGAGGCGTTATTGCAGATGGAATGAGTGAGTTCTCCATCTATGATACAATGGCGCAATTGATTTCAAAGCATGGAAGGATGCCAGATGTAGATGAGTTCGAATCGGTATTTCCATTGATGATTAACAAGCTGCTTTACGAAGTAATTGTTCCGGAAATCGTTGATTTTCTAGTTGAAAACGAAATTTACGATTGCTCTGAAGAACTATTTGTTCGGAAGTATCAGGAAAATTATTTCGATTTTGCAAAACAGCCCCAATTTCAAAATTTTATTAGTCACTACACAGATCTTACAAGCGAGTACATGGAAAAGCGCACTCAAAAGGCGTACGATCGTGCAAATCGTTCTCGTTGGATGGGCGGAGGCTTTGGAATCAAAGGTGCAATTAAAGGAGCTGCACAAGCTGCCGTTTTGAATGTGGCCACTGGTGCAGTTCGTGGCATTGGAGATGGAATTAGTGATTTTGCGTCTACAGCGGCATATAAGAGCAAGAAGAACTCGTTGTTATCTGACGATGTTTTTCATGAATTTGATATTGCGCTGAATAATTGTATTCACGGCTGCATTTTCGCTTGTCAAATAGAGTATTCTGCTCATAAGGGGATTTTATGCTCTTGGAGCCAAAGAGATAGTATTGAAAAAGCTTCAGCTATTTTTAACAATGTGCAGGCAAGGGTAACTGATATACCGAGGATGCTGAAACTCATGTCTGCCGCAATCGAAATTTCTCCGTATAATGAAGAGTACTATTCTTTTCTATACAAGTTAGATGGGATTAATCGAACAGAAGTTCTTTCTCTTGCTGAATACTTGGGCTACTCGCTTTATGCAGACCGGATTGAACTAATGGAGACAGAACTGAATGCGCTTTTAGAGCGGGCGCAATCACCGAAGCAGTACGCGGACTGCTCCAAAGAAATAATAGCTCTCGGTCAAAAATACAATTTGCTAACTTCGGGCGATATGGTTCGTGCTACAAGTGAAGAAGACGACGCGGCATCTTTTTTAATCAAAACCGCCTTTGAGTATGCAATCCGTGGGTTGTATTATGAAGCTATGGAGCAATCCAGATCGGGAAATAATGATCCCGAACAGCACGATGGTTATTTGCGTGCGCTCGAAGGTTTCAAGAAAAAATTCGATTATAAGAATCTTTCGGAACTTGACCCATCAGTGCTCAGAGAAATTCAGGAGCTGGAAAATGCAAATGACTTAAAAACTGCTTCAGAAGCACAGGAGCAGCAACATTTCTTGCGTGCAATGCAGGAATTAGGGCAATTTTACAAAAATGAAAGCTTAAGAAGCAGAGAACGGATTGCTGCAATACTCGATTTTGCGGAAAGGCATCATATTATCGTTACAGACGGAATTGCGTTTTCCGATTCTACACCTACCATCGCAAATGCCATCACACTGGCCTTAGCCGCAGAAGAACTAAATGATCGCTATATTACCGAAATCAAAAGACAAATAGACACGCCAACCTCGGAAATCTATCAAATCCGTGATAAAGTACAGGAACTTTTTAAACAGCGTGGAATTGTTGACGAGCAGAAACCTTTTGGAATTTTAGACACTTTCGCAGCAAGCGGAAGCGATATTTACAACGCAATCTTGGCTGACTGTGCCGACCTGTTAAACATTCCAACACAAATTGCAAGATATTTAGATAACTATAGTGATCCTTACAAAGACGATAATAGTTTTCGTCGAAAACTTGCGGCTGCAATTGTCAACCAATGTTCGAATTACCCCAAGTTCCCATGTACATACATAAATACTACGCTGGATGAGAACTGGGCTAAAAAGGAAGAATTGCCAAATCATGAATCTGTTTATGTTGGTGATTTTTATGCTCGTGTCCCAGCTGATGACATTGTTTGTATGTACTACTATCGCAAGGGCTTTTTGGAAAGCACATACACGGTTCTTACAACAAGCGGAATCTACTATCAGGATGATCATGGAACCACGGGCTATTTATGGAAAGATATTAAAGAAGAGCCTAGAGAGAGCTATCACCCCAAAATTATTTTTAAATCGAAAGACCACATATTTGAGTTTGGCAAAGATCGAGAGGGATTAGAGCTACTAAAAAAATGCATAAAAACGGCCCAGTCTCCCATGGCGCAAAAGAAGATTTCTAACAATAAAATCAATTTCGGTTCCTTCCTGTGTGAGAGGCTGCATCATAATCTGATGCCTAGTGAACGGTCTGCTATTTGTTTGGCACCAAGTTCCATATTGTTCAGTGATTCTGAACAGAGAGGGCTGGTCCCTGAAAAAGATCGTTCTCTGAAGCTACATATTACACAAGATGAGTTCATTTTGCAGCATGAATCAAATCCTTTTATAAACTTTATAATCAACCTCGAAAATTACGAAATATCAGAAGGAGAACGGGAAAAGCACCGTATTATAGTCCTTACAAACAATTTTTTGTACCTTATCGGAGGCAAAGGTCAAAATGTTGCAATTCATGTTGAGGACATCTGTTCTTTCAGGTTGGAGAAGCTCAATGAATCCAGCTACATCGGGATCAGTAGCTCAAAGATGGTTTATTCAAAATATCTGGAAAATCCAGCAATTGATATGCCGTCTCTTTATGACCATCTGAATCAGGCATTGGTTATCAAACCCAGCTCTGAAGGCCAATTGCCGAGTGCGCAAGTGCGGCCTAAAGAAATGCTCCAAAGTGACAAAATCTTTTGTCCTTACTGCGGAAAGAAAATCCAAAGAAATTCAAATTTCTGCTGCTTCTGCGGCTCAAAGATAAACTACAAAAAATAAAAAGGAGAGTCTATTATGAAATGCCCTAAATGTGGGACGGAATTCAATGAAGGTGTCTTCTGCCCAGAATGCGGAACACCCATTTCACAGCCCGAACCAGATAAACCTTCCGACTCGGCATCGTCTAATACGAAAACGCCTACAGATGTACCCAAATCGGATGCAGAAACACCTCCACCGCAGACTGACCCAGCTGAACAGACAAAGCCGCTTGATGCTCCATCTGAAAAGAAATACGATGTTTTCTCGATGATTTTCGGGATTCTCGCCTTAGTTACAAGAGGCAAATTTATTGTGCCAGAGTTTTTGGGGCCCTATTTTGCTGCAAAGGCGGACGAAACAGGAACGGCTTCAAAAAAATCGAAGATAGGAACGATATGCAGTGCACTGAGCGTTCTTGCTCTTCTGGTGTCCATTTTTTCTAACAGCATTATTTTAAGTAATATATTGATTTTTATTGGTGCAGGGTTTGTTATTGCTGCTCTGTATTTTCTTGTGCAGATTATTAAAAAGCCAGACAAGAAGAAAAATGCGATTTCCATGGCGATAACACTTGTTATCGGAATTTTTGTATTGATGTTTGCAGCGGAAACCAGACTTCAGACAAACGATGAAGAATATTCAACGGTTGACGATGCACAGTCGTCTTACACAGAAGATTACTATTCTGATGATTCTGAGCTTGAATCTGAAGACTACGCTTCTGATGATTCTGAGCTTGAATCTGAAGACTACTTTTCTGAGAATTCTGAATTTGAATCAGAAGATACCGCCGAAACAACCAGAACAAAATTTGAGTTTCCCGAAAAATACGCAAAGAAACGTAATGAAGTTCTTGCACTGATTGGCAAGGGTGCAGGTGTGGATGTGCACTTTTCACATAAGGCGCTGGTTCAGTCTTTTGATGGGAAAACTGACTATACGTTCTATGGAAACATTAAAAATGGTAAAGCCGATGGCATTGGATTGGTTTATCGCGATCACAAACTTGTCTTTGGCGGTGAGTTCAAAAAAGGAAAGCCCTGCGGCTATAGAATTGTTTTCGACTCAGATATTCCGAATGTTAGCGCTGTTTATGAAAGTGATGATTGCTCAACCATCACGATGCTTGTTGTCCATCATCGTTTTGTGACATCGGGCGATGGATATATTTATTATGGCTTTAAGACCTGCCGTGACAATCAAAGTACCGGGTTGGAGTTCGAAAGTAATGCCTGTGTCGCTTACGAAGGTGGGTTAAAAAAGAACAAAAGGGACGGCAAGGGAAAGGCGTACAGCTATGATTACGATAAAAAATCGGCGTCTCTTGTTTATGAAGGTGGTTATAAAAACGATAAACCCTCTGGAAAAGGAAAAAGCTACTATTCCAATGGCCAGCTTTGTTACGATGGAAAGTTTAAAAAAGGAAAGTACAATGGAAAAGGAACACTTTATAATGCAGATGGAAGCGTTCAATACAAAGGAAAATTCAAAGATGGCAATGCTGCCTGACTTATGCGCGCAACCTTTGAAAATGACAAATCAAATTTAAATAGAGGCGCTAACATGGCTATGAAGGTTATCAAATGCCCTGATTGTGGGCATGAGCTGGCACGAGTGATCCTTGGAGGCGGAACAAATCAGACAAAAAGCTGCGCTGGTTGCGGCTCTCGTTTCCGTATCATCAAAGATGCTCGTACTGGCAGCGTCAGAGTAGAGCGTGCATAACAAAAAATAAAAATGTGCAGGGTAGCAGAAACGCCGCCCTGCACATTTTTGTTAAGTAAAGGACTTGAGCACTTCTTTCAGTGCTTCACGCTGTTCAGGGGATAGACGGGCCAGAAGCTTCAAAAACTCCTGCTGCTCCTCCAAAGTAAGCCTGTTCTCCGGCTCAGAATGATTTTGGTGGTTCATAAAAGATGCTTGCTCCTTTCGGCAAATCCTGTTCAGCCATCAGCTCGGCACGAATCTGACGCTTATATTTATAATAGGTATTCCGGGCAAGACCTGTGAGCTTCATGCACTCGGCATCATCAAGTGTGCCGCCAAAGGTCTTGCAATGGGTGCGGATGATCTGCTTAGCATCTCTGGCTTTTTTCGTTTCAAATCCAACACCCTTTTTGCGGCCAACCTGCTTGCCGTTCAGCCGGGCGGTCAAAAGGCCCTCACGGGTGCGCTGGTGCAGATCGGAAACTTCTTTTTCAGACTGCTCAAAGGCCAGTTTGATTTGCTCCTTTGCCAAGGCCATCAGATACTCGTTGATGCCTTTCAAGATGAAGTCCACATTTGTCCCTGTCATGGCAATGCTGCCGGACAGAGCTTTTTTGTAGGTCTCGGTGTCGATGTGGTGCTCTTTCAAGAACACCAGCCGGATGCCCTTGTGGTAAAGGTCTTCGTACAGAGTAAAACCGTCTTCTGCATTTCTGGACATCCGGGACACCGAATCGAACACCACCGTATTCATCATCATGCCGGACATCGTAGGCGTACAGACCATCCGGGACAGTATCTCTCTTGATGCGGATGCTGGTGAACAGCGCAGGCTTTCCGCAAACCGTGATCTCTTCGTAGTGTTCGGTCAGTGCATTAAGGGTCATAAAGCGTTCCTCCTTAGATTTCAATGATAAAAGCTCTGAATTTCTCTTTGTAGAAATCCATTGTACTCTGCGGCAGGGAAGTCAGATTCCCTTCGTTGTCACATCCGGCCAGAAATCCCGGCCCAGCAAGAACATCGGCTCCATCCCACAGCGGACGATTGAGCGGCAGGCCAAGCAAGCTTGCCTTCATCATTGCAGACCAGTGTGACCTCTGAACCGGTATCACTCAATGTGATGCATTCGATCAGCCCGCCTACAAATTTCTGCATGGCTTCAAGGGTGTTGTCCAGTTCGATTTCCTTTGGCAGTTCCATCGGCAGGAGCGCAAGGACTTTGATTTTTTCTTCTTTCATCGTAAAATCTCCTTCTCCTTATGCTACGTTTAGCCTTGTAGCCTTATAGCAGTCAGCGCACATTCCCTCATGGGTGACGGCAAACTCTGCCGCCTGCATGATGGAGCCATCCTTCAGCTTGACCCTCTTAATGGGCTGGTTGCAACGAGCGCAGATGCAGGGCATCGGCGGCTGTTCCTGCTTTTGGCTGGTGGGTCTCGGCTTCGGCTGCTTTTGCGGTTCTACCTCCGGCTGCGGGGTAGCATCTTCCGGCAAATCTTCTCCGGCATAGACATACAGACCAAGGCCAAACATAGCAAGGTTCTTCACCAAGCACCGCATGATAGCTTTATTCACATCGAACATAGAGGCTGCTTCTACGGTGCGTTCTTCCATGCCGATCTTTTCACGGCGGCGGGTCTGAGGATTGTAGTCCCATTTCGGGGTGGTGTAGGTATAAGGCACGGCTTTCATGGCTTTGTTGGAACTGTCCAAAACCGGAAGCCACATTTCGTGCGAAACGCCCTCAATCGTGACTGAGGTATACACCATGAAGCCGGTTATGGGGTCATAAACATAGGGTAGGCCGTTGAATTTCTTGACCTCATAGCTGGCAGAGGGATACAGCTTTTTTACCTCTGCCCAAGCATACGCCCAGCTTACATATTTCAGTTCCGTGTTGCCGGACTTTTTGACTTCCAGATGATCTTTGAAGTCGATAGCAAATAATTTTACGAATGGATTTTCCGTAGCCATAATAACCCTCCAAGAAAAAAGGCGGCAGAGAAGCTGCTCTCTGCCGCCATACAATTATGCCGCATGAACGATGGTGAATCTGCGGCTGCTTACATTTTTGCTGTACCGATTGAAAATATCGGGCTGTTCTTTCCGCAGACGTTGGGAATCCACACGCTTGCTTTCGGAGGATACCCACGACACCTTATAGCCCGGTGCTGTGCCATAGGCGGCATCCTGCATTTTCAGCTTGACCTGCTGCTCGATAGCGGTTTTCTCCTGTTCCATCTGCTCGATTTGGTCAGAAAGCTCCTGCCGCTTATCCAGAAGTCCATGCAGAGCACTCAGGTCAGCGGTCTTATCCCGGTTGTCTACCTCATAAAGCTGGTTGATCTGCTGGGTGTCACAATCGCAACCGTTGGGTGCAGGGGGAATCTGCGGCACGACATGACGTGTCCAGAAAAGTTCTTCCTTATCAATGAGATCAGAAAGCACCTGCTTATCTGTCACAATTTTGTGGATCACCAGCTCTCTGCCGAAAATCAGAGCCGCCACATACCAGCAGTCGAAACCGCTGACGGCTAAGTAGTGGTCAACTTGCGCCAGATAGTGAGCCGGGATTTTGCCATCTGCCCACTTGTCCGCAGAGAACGGGGAGACCGTTTTGCATTCCAGTCCTGCTTTCTGCCCGACAAGCAGACGGTCAAAGTCTGCCAGAAGCAGCGGATGTTCCTCGCTCTGATAGATAGCATTTACACGGCGCACCTTAAAGCCTGTTTCTTCGGAGAACCGCTGCGCCACATAATCCTCCAAATCACGGCCCTGCCGCATAGCCTCGTTGTCGATATTTTCAATGGTATCGCTGATTTTATCGTGGTACACCTGAAATGCAGAGCGATAGGGATTCAGGCCAAGGATGGCACCGGCATCCGTGCCGGTAATGCCGCACTTACGGTAACGGAGCCAATCTTCTTTGGACAGGTTCAAAGTAGAAATCAATCTTTTCATGCACTTTGCATCCTTTCTCTCATAATTGATTCGGTAATGATGAAGTCGTATTCCACCAAGTCTTTCATGATCGTGGAAAAGTCGCTGGCCAATGAATGGCAAGAGCCAACCCACAGGTCATAAAGAAAATCCAGAATATTATTTTGCACCCTGAGATGGTTCCAGTAGCGCTCCTCCAGTCTACCCTCGGATTCCAAAACAATAATGGCGGTGCTGATGGTACTTTTCATCGTGATCTCATAAGCCGTGGTAACGCTGATTTCAGAAGCACTCTTCTCAACGTTGTCAAAAAATTCCGTGAATTCCCTGAAAATGCGGTTATTTACATCATTCATGGCTTGCTCCTTTATGCTGCTGCCAGCACCATCTTGTAAGCCTTGTCGATCATGGGGTTGCCCTCTGCGGTGCGCAGGAACAGGTTCTCGTTGTAGTTTTTGGTCTTGCGGAGAGGGTCTGCGTGGGTGGCAAAATCGGAGACTGCGTTGATAAAGCGCCAACCGTTTTTGCCGACCCATTCCAGATCCGGTGCGTTGTAATAGCGAGCCTTCAGATCTTCCTGCAAGCGCAGATTATTCTTCCGCTGGCAATCGGACAGGTCCTCAGAAATCGGGAAAAACTCATTGATGAACTCCTGCACCTTGTGATCGGATAAATTGATGTGAGCCAGCTCTTCGCCACGGTTGCCGAGTTCAACCATATAGTTGCTGGCTAGCTGCAGGGTCTCACGGGCATCCTGCACCCGCAGCAGAACATTTTCGGTGTGGCGTGCAGTCCAGCTACGCTTTGCTGTATTCAGCGCAAGGTTCAGAGTATTCTGGCAGACCACACGGATCGGAGTCATGGCCACTTTCACACCAGAACTTCCGTCATGACTGTTGAAGATTACAAGATATGGTACTACTTGATCTCCAGCGATAAGATATTTCCTCGGAAGCCTTGCCAGCATCCAGACCTTCTTGCCGCCCTGCAAGGAACCGGCAGTTTCGTAAGTGACGCCCTCGCCCAACAGGTCATCCGTGAACTGAAATGCTTCTTCGTTCTGCACAATGCGGTAGCGGTCGGATACCACACCCAGAACAGCATCATCGGTGCTGCGGACATTTGCGCGATAGCCGGGGATCATAGCACCCGTGCCGGAATAGATATTGCGGCTCTCCACCTGCCAATCCAGACCGGCCAGTTCCAAGGCTTCACGGCTTGCAGGGG